CCTGGTTCAGGAAAGTCAACTTTAGTTAAGACTTTGATTGCAAAACTCTGTAAATCCTTCAATCTTCCGAAAGTTGGAGTTTACTATCGTTCTAGTGCTGTGAAGCATTGGGACGGATATATCGGACAACCTATTACTGTGTTGGACGACATAGGTGCTTTCGCATCTAGTAACACTCAAATCTCTGAAGATATGGTGGAACTTCTTCAACTCGTCAGTGAGTGTGACTACGTTCTTCCAATGGCTGATCTTCGCGAGAAAGGAATAAAATTCACTTCTCAGATTATCATCATTACGACGAACATGGCCACTCTCCATGGTGAATCAAATCGTGGATTTGCTTGCAGCGCTGCTGTAATGCGACGGTTTGGATCTGTCTACAGAGTCATTAAGGGTAAGACCTTTGAGACAAGGATAGACAGTTCTTCAAGCTCTAGTACAAACGAAAAAGATTTCGCTCATGAACTGGATTACTTCCGTAGAGTTCGGGGAGATTTTATCTCACTTGACTCTATCGTCTGTAAGGCCCAGTCTCAGTTTGATCGATTTCATAAGATCATCAGACAACCAATTGAAGGCTTTTCAGCCAGCATCAACTTCCAAGAAGAAGATCTGACCGGTCAGCCCAATATTGTCAAAGTCTCAGCAATTGTTGAGCCCTTGAAAGTCCGAGTTATTACTAGACCTGACTGCCGTACTTACGCTCTCAAGCCACTTCAATTAGCAATGTTTAAATCACTTAGACAATGGAAATGTTTCGAACCCTGTTGGGATCCGGAATATAACCTTCAGCAGCTCCTTGAACCTAAGTTCGGTGAGTTGCTCTTGTCTGGTGATTATACCTCTGCTACAGATGATTTGAATCCAAATATCGTACGAATCGTTGGTGAGGAACTGGTGAAAGAGTTCGGTCCTGGGTTTCTCAGTGATCTAATCACGTGGGAAAGTGGTGAGCATATTGTGTGCTACCCCCCCAAGAACAATCTCGAAGCCGTTCGTCAGACCAATGGTCAGCTTATGGGAAGTCTTCTCAGTTTTCCGATTCTTTGTATGGCAAATGCCTTTACAATGTGTCGTGCTACTGGATCGACCCTAAAAAGCGTTCGTGCAGTATTCCATGGAGATGATATCGCAGCTGTTGTTAGCCATGAACAGTATAAAAACTGGATCCGTGAAGCTACTGCTGTCGGACTGAGTCTGTCTGTTGGGAAGAATTATCTTTCCTCAGATTTCGTCAGTATAGACAGTCAGTTGTTCACATGGAACAATGGACAACTTCAGCGACAAATCACTGGTAAGTTTAAACTGGTTTCTTTGGATTCCAATGAGCTCAACTGTCGTTCTGCTCTGAAAATGGGATTTTCTAAGTCTCAAATTCGGAGGTACTGTAGTAAGATGCTCAAAGGCTCTCTAAGATCCCTTGAAGTCTCCTATGAAGAAGGAGGACTCGGTATTGAGACCACAAGACCGCTAACGATCGTTGATCGAGCAATCTACCACGTGGTTTCTGAAAAGAAACAACGTTGTAAATTGATCAATGGTTCGACGCGCGTCCCAGTAGAACTCGCACGCATTCTTCGGTTGGACGTACAGAAAGTACAATGTCCGCCCGATGACGTGACTACTGAGTCAAATTTGAACAAAAAAGTCTGGCAGACCATCAAAGCCGCGAATAAGAATTCCACATTCTATCGCAGGCTTATGACAGACAAGCTTCGACCTCTAAGTTCGTTCCGATCATGTATGGTTCATTGTGACTATACTCCATCGGAACTAGATCAGATGTATCGGCGTTTCTTTATGAAACACTGACGCACCC